AGTTTCATGTGGATTTATTTGTTGTCCATTATGTTTCAAAGTACCATGCCGAAATATGCGGCAATTTAATTGCTCTATTTCAATGAGCATTTGACAATGAGGACAAATAACAACAATATCTTTTGTTAGTTGATTAGTATTTTTTGGTTCCATTTATATAAAGATCTATATTGTATATTATTTAAATCTTTTAATAATATGTAATGAATTTTTGAATAAAAAATTTCAAATAAAAATAAAATATATATAATTTTATCTAATACTTAAAGACAATTTTTTAAACTAATATTTACTAGATTATTTAATTTAAACTTTGACATCAAATATAAAGGCATTGATTTGTTGCATCCAATCTTCCGCTAATGTCGCATTCTGATAAATATCTTGATTACCATCTAATACTAACTGCTCCTTGAATAGTCCGCGATCCTGGTCCAAAAATGCCTCATGATATCTATGACATTCTTCTAAATACGCTAATGGTATCAGTTCTTCACCTTCTCTGGCTCTTATATGTATGCGTTCATGACATTTTACAGGATCAGTTCTTATATAAACAACCTTATTTACCTCAAATTCTGAAGCAAATTCGTCAAATAATGTTAAATATATTTGATGCTCTACATCCGACATTTTTCCTTGATCATACAACATCTTTGCAAATATTTCCTTGTCTGTATATAAGCTTCTCTCCGTAATAATCACAATATTTTTTCCTTCATTTGCCTTAACTATTTCTCTTAATCCAGCTAGTCTAGAGACAAATGCCATAATTTGGAATTTGAATGCATGCTTCTCCTGATCTTGATAAAATAATTTTAAGATGTCAGTACCATTTTTATCTCTGATTTGGTTCCATTTCCTAACAGGTTCCTCAGCAAATATAACATTTGCATTATTTTTGTAATATTCCTCCGCTTTTTTCATCATGGTGCTTTTACCCGAACCAATATCACCATCAAATGAAACAAGAGTTACAGTATTTTGTTTATTTTGAGACATTCTTATTATTAATAGTTATATTATCATATGTTTATATCTTTAATAATACTTATTTTTAATTTCAATTTTTTCTAAGGGAACTACGTTCCCCTATGACCCCTCCTTTTTTATACTTTTATCAACAAAAAGTAACAGTTGCTAAACGATGTGCCTTGTGCTAAACAAAGTTAAATAAATGCGTGAATATGTAAAAAAAGGAAGGATCATAAGGAAACCTGGGTTTCCTTAAAAAATTGAAATATTAAATTGACTTAAAGACAACAGTATAAGTAACTAAACAACACTTTAAAGCTACAAAATGGATCTTACTCAACGAAAATTATCTAAATCCGAATGGGACTCTATTGAAATGCCTGTTTCAAAAGATGAAGAGGCAATATTAAAATTAATAATATCTGGTTTTACAGATGTTAATATCAGAATGAATAAAACTAACTCATTGTTCAGCTTTTTGAAAATTGAATATAGTCAACAGATGGAAGACTTTCTTTACAATAAACACTTTGCTGAACGAATAAAAAATTTACTAGGTAGACACAAGATCACTTATATTACATTCAGTAACGATAATAATAAATATCGCGCAAAAACTGTTACTGCATCGGATGAAGAAATAGAAAGAAAACAAGATTCAAATGGCAATTTTATTTGTCAAGTAAAAATTTGCGCACTTGTTAAACTCAAAAGTAGCGATCAAATTCGTATTGAACGATCTAATGCAATTAATGAAAACACAACTGAAATATATGAATTCATTCTAGTCAAAAATTTGGAGCACATGTTTCATTATAAAGCTATGTGTGATAAATTATGGATATTAAACTATTACACTCTTGTAAATCTAATGCAAAATAACATTGACAAAGTAAATTGCTATGTAAAACAAATCATCAATGCAATTCTAGAAAATATTGAAAAAGAAGTTGATCTGCTAGAAATTGTCAGAAATGCATATGAATATATCGAGCGCAATTCAAATCTATTAAAATATAGCGATATGCAGCTATATGGTCATCAGAAAGAAATATTCTCAGTTTGCAAAATCCCATGTCCAAAATTAGTCCTCTACATTGCTCCTACCGGCACTGGCAAGACACTTACCCCTCTTGGTCTCTCCGAAAGTTTCAAAGTTATATTTGTTTGTGCTGCCAGACATGTTGGCATCGCATTAGCCAGATCAGCTATTTCAGCAGGAAAAAAAATCGCCTTTGCATTTGGTTGTTCTTCTGCAGATGATATCCGCTTACATTTCTTTGCAGCCAAAGAATATACCAGAAATAAACGCACTGGTGGCATCGGAAAAGTAGATAACTCAGTAGGTGACAAAGTAGAAATTATTATTTGCGACATCAGATCTTATTTGTGCGCAATGTATTATATGCTGTCATTCAATAAAGCTCAAGATATTATCACTTATTGGGATGAGCCAACAATTACAATGGATTATGTAGAACATGACTTGCATAAAGTTATTAAGAAAAATTGGAAGGACAATATGATTCCAAATATAGTATTATCGTCTGCTACTCTTCCTAAAATGCACGAGCTAGATGAAACTATTAGAGACTTTAAAGAAAAATTCGCAGATTACATATTTGGCTTTTCAAATGATAAAGAATTCACATTTGAGACAGTTGTTAAGCAGCCAAGAATATTCAATATTGCAAGCCATGATTGCCGCAAAACAATTCCTATTTTGAATAATAATGGATACACTGTTATGCCACATTACATTAGCAATGATTATGAAAAAGTCCTTGAAATTGTTCATCACTGCGAAGAAAATTTGACACTACTCAGATACATTGACTTAACAGAAGCTTCCAGATTTATCATGCATGTTGAGGAATTTCAATTAGTAAGGTCATCTGCTAAATTTTCCAGAAACTTTATGACTGCAAATGATATCACAATGCAAACTATAAAAATGCATTATCTTAAAGTATTGAAAAACATTGTTCCCGACAGATGGCCACAAATCTTTAATTTCTTTAAAGAAACTAGAATGCAAAAAATTAAACATAATAACACAGTGGATCCTAAAGGCAATAAAATTACTAAGACAACTAGTTTGGAAACTATGAAATCTGGATCTGCTATTGAACGAATGACTAGTTTGCAACTGCCACAAAAACAACCAGTTATAGAAATGGGACCACCTGGTAGTTGTGCTATATATGTGACCACTAAAGATGCATATACACTTACAGATGGTCCTACAATCTTCTTAGCAAAAGATGTTACAAAAATTGCCAAGTTTTGTATTCAGCAAGCTAATATACCTGCAAGTGTCATGAAAGATATCCAGGATAAAATAGATTTTAACAATGAGGTATCTGAAAAGATTGCAGCAATTGAAGCAGAATTAGAAAATACACAGGAACAAATGGGCAAAAAATCTGGAGATTCTGGAACAGGCGGTGATAAATCTAAAAAAAAGGATAGCAAAAAAAAGGAAAAGGTTGCTGGCGAAATGTTAGATAAATCAAAAGATAAAGAAATTATACAAAAGAAAGAGCAACTTGTATTGCTTAGTCAAATGATTAAAAGTGCAACACTTCATGATTTATTTGTACCCAATCGCTCTTCTCATAAAGAAAAATGGGCTTTCGGTATTGACTCGCCAAATACATTTACTAGCAGTGTAAATGAAGAAGATGTTGATGCAATTATGTCTTTAAATAATGTTGATGACAGTTGGAAAGTATTGCTGTTGCTTGGTATTGGAGTATTTACTAATCATAAAAGTGCTGCATATACTGAAATTATGAAAAAACTTGCAGATTCTCAAAGATTATTTATGACTATTGCAGACAGTGATTACATTTACGGAACAAACTATCAATTCTGTCATGGATATTTAAGCAAGGATTTGGGATTAACTCAGGAAAAAATTATTCAAGCTCTTGGACGAATTGGACGAAATAATATACAGCAAGAATATAGTGCACGATTTAGAGATGATGATCAAATTACAACATTATTCACAAGATTTGGATCAACTGAAAAACCAGAAGTGTTAAATATGAATATGCTCTTTAATTCAAAAAATGTTAAATGGAATGGCGACGAATATGAAGTATTTCCAGATGAAGATGAAGACGAAGCGGAAGAACAATCTGTTTCTGCAGATGATTTACAAGAAGATTATCAAGATAATTCGTCAGATTATGATTTAGAAGATGATGAAAATTAAATAAATATTAAATGTTAAATTATAAATTAATATGGTAAATTATAATTCAAAAAAACAAACAAAATAATAAATTTTTTATTTTGCAGTTGATCGCATTTTTTCAATTAAATCATCCAATCCTTTATTAAAGTCTGTTTCAATTGTCCAACCAAGATTTTTCACCTTTTGATTACTAATATAATATCTTTTGTCGTTAAATGGTCTGTCTTCAATGTATCTAATCCATTCATCATAGCTCTCTGTTCCTTGAAGTTTTCCAATCAACATATCAGCTATTTGTTTCACAGTATATTCATGATGATCATCACTCCCAACATTATAAATTTCTCCAATTTCCCCCTTTTCTAATACTAATTTTAACGCACTACATACATCATTAACATGCAAAAAAGCTCTTACATTTGAACCATCTCCCTGAATTGTTACTTGCTTGTCTTGTAAAAGTAATTCAATAAAACGCGGCACTAATTTTTCAGGATATTGATTTGGACCATAAACATTGTTACCTCTTGTAATTATAATTGGCATTTTAAAAGAATGATAATATGATTTTGCAATCAATTCAGCTGCAGCTTTGGTAGCAGCATATGGATTTGTTGGACACAAAATAGATCCTTCATGTTTTTTCTCTTCGTCTTCTGACAACATTGATTCGCCATAAACTTCGTCAGTTGAAATATGAATGAACCTACTAATTTTACCATATTTGCGACAAGCTTCTAACAATGTATGGGTTCCAACTACATTATCATGTGTATATTGCAGAGCATTATCAAAAGAATTTTGAACATGTGATTGTGCTGCAAAATGAATTACAGTGTTGATCTGATAAATATTCAAAATATTGGCAACTAAATCAAAAGAACTAATATTACCTTTTACTAAATGATATCTGTCGGATTTTCTTACAGTCTCTGAAACATTCATCTCTGAGGCACAATAATACATCGCATCTATATTAACAATAGTTGCATCTGAATTCTCTTTAAAATAATAATTTACAAAATTAGATCCAATGAAACCACATCCACCTGTAACTAACAAATTCATAATAAATAGATTATATAATATATTTATTATTTTATAACGCCTATACATTTTTTACAAGTTTACGACACAAGTTTACGATACAAGTTTACGACACAAGTTTACGACTTCTTTTTGGTTTTTTAATCTTCTTATGTCTTTTTGTTAGTTTATTTTTATTTTTCTTACCTCTTTTTGTAATTTTATGAATATATTTCTTTTTATCTGATAATGTTCCTCCTTTTCTATATTCTCTTTCTAATTGTTTTAATTCCTTCCTAAGTGCTACAAGTTGTTTTAGTAACTCTTCCTTTTTCATTTTTTTGCCTTTTTCATTTTCTAAGTCATGTATTTCAAGGGAAATTTTCAACATTCTTGCTTCATCTTGTTCCTTCTTTATTCTTGCTTCATCTGCCAATCGTATTTCTTTAGCTTCGGCTAATCGTCTTTCTTCTTCTGCCTTTTGTCGTGCTTCTTCTATTCCTTCAGGACTAGATTCATATGCCAATTGTTTTGCCTTTAAGGCGGCCCTTTCCTCTTTTTTTATTGCCCTTTCCTGTCTTTTCCTTTCTTCTTCTGCAGCAGCTTCATCTAATATTCTTTTATCTTCTAAAGCTTTTTCATATATAATATCAAAAATTTCGGAATTAATTCCTTCTGGAATTTTATTATCTGTTTTTAATTGATCTAAAAAGTCAAAAGGAATACTAGCTATTTTTGTTGATTGTTTTTGTTTAGTTGTTAAATCAGAACGTAAATTATTAATCATTATTCTTGCTGATTTTTCTGCATTGTCCCTTGCTATTTTTTCTGCAGCTATTCTTTCTTTTTCAGCTTGTTTTTCTGCAGCTATTCTTTCTTTTTCAGCTTGCTTTTCTGCAGCTATTCTAGCTTTTTTGTTAGCTAGCGCTTGTTTTGATTGTAAATCTAAACCTTTTATTTGTTTAAATTGATTTTTTCGTTGTTCTCTTGCTTCCTCTGCATCAGTTTTTTCATTTTCAACTTCAACTTCTGGCTGAAGTGGATCAAAACTACTATCATTATAATCTAGTAGTAATTCATATGCACTATTTTTTAATGGATGTATTTTAGACATAGGATTTACTAATAGTTGACCAGTTACTTCTTCTGAACCTACTATAGTACTATCAACTATTTCTGGAACAACATATTCTCCTTCAACTTTTCTATTCTTTTCCTTTATATTTAAAAACTCCAATGATCTTAACAATTCATCCCTATCTGGAATTTGTAATTCTCTTGTAACATAAATAATACTACCTTTTAAACCATTTGAATTTATCTGTCCCTTATTTCTAGCAACTAACAAACTTCTGGATGGATTTTGAGTTGACGATGTAAACATATATCCTGTTATTGCTTGATCATTTACAGCCCCTTCACCATTTAATAACATATATATGGAGCGAAATCCAGATGGTCTATCTCCTTGAATACCTAATCGTAATCCATTACCAGTATTTTGATCATATGGTATTATTCTACCTCCTTCGCTAACACTTCTGTAAATTAATTTGTCTTTAATTTCATCTGGCATTTCTAAAGGAAACTCAGTCGTATTACTAACATATCCACCCCATTTAAAACATGCTTGACATTCTTGCAAATAATCACCCATTGTTTTAAGAGCAGTGGCACTCAATAACATGTTAAATCCCATTGGATTATATTGATATTGCATTGTTTTCCACATTTCTTGAATATAACCTATACCATTATCTTCTGGTACTCCCCCTATTGAATCATATATATTTTTTATCATACTTACAACACCTCTATAGGCTACTCTTGCTTTCAAATCATTCGACTCTGATACCTTTATTCCCATTGTTGATAAGGTCATTATATCTGATCCTTGACTTACACCTACATTACAATCAAGTGTATAATGTAGTTTTGCTGTTAGTTCTTCTCCATTTACAGTAGGTGTATTATAATTTAGAACGACACCTCCAAATGATATTTTTCTACCATCTGGACCTTCATATACAATTTCAGAATATGATGTTCCAACTTCTTTTGGTTCTGTTGTATTGTATTTTAAAGAACAGTTATCCATTGCATCCATCATAGAAGATGTTGGACAAAATGTACCTCTTTGTAAACTACGATATAGTCCAAATATTGGCTGACTATCTCTAAACCATGTAGCAGCATTTTTTTCAAAATCATAATAAAAATCTGGATTTTCTTTTAAAACTTCTAATAAAAATAATTTATTTTCTATTGGAACTATTTGGGTTCTTTCAAATACCTTTTGATTGTATTTTAGTTCTAATAATCTATTATACTCTCTAATAGTAATTACCTTTGTCCTTTTTTTTCTATTTAATTCTTTCTCTTCTATTTCATATTGGGTTTCTAATTCATTATAATTTTCATCTAATTTTTGTTCTAATTCTCTTACAAAAGTTCCTAATTTTTCTTCATTTACACTTGCATCTTCAAAAACTCTTTCTCTTATTTCACCAAGTGCCTCTGCAATAGGAATATAAAAACTCCTTGGTATAAACATCCTTGAACCATTTATATTTGAACCAACATTTGCTGCATTATTTATAACAAATTTATATTTTGGAGCTGGAATATTTACTTGTGTGCCTTTTTTATGCATCAATACTTGATTTAATTTTAATAGATCATATAGATTTGTGATTGGTTCTCCATCTATTACAACAGGTTCTATTTCACTACTTAGTAATTGATTTATTGCTAACATATTATTTTGATACATCTTCTTCATTTTATTAAATAGAACAGGTATTGATGGAGGTTTTTTTTGTTCAATTATATCAATATCAGGATTTAACTCAACTGGAGAAACAGATATTACACTTTCATCACTACTTACTGGAGGAGGACTAATTGTCAGAGGAGTTTCTTCTTCTCTTCCTCTATTTTCAAATTTTCTCATTTCTATAAGGTCTTTTCGATCCTCCCATCTCATGCCTCCTTCCGTTATATCAGAACCATAATCGTCAGATCTAGCATTATCAGTTTCATAATCTATACAACCTTCTTGACAAGTAGCAAATAATTCTTCTGTTTCTTTTTCTAATTCTGGATTTGCTTGAAAATCTGGATTATTTATAATATCATCATCAATAATTAAACTTTCGCGTTGAGATGGTTCTTTAATGTTATAATTATATAAATAAAAAGCATCCATATAGTTTTTCAAATCATCGTCAATTTTTGATCCAAATGTTAATGTTTTGCTTGGTGACATTTCAACTAACAATCTTTTTAGAATAAGTATTTCTAAAATCAATAATTCATTGTTTCTATGTCCGCCAGTTTTTGGATTGATTGGAAATAATTCTATTAATTTATCATATGATATTTGATTTAACTGTTCAGGGCCAAATTTATAATCATCTGGAGTTATTTCTTCTATTAGTACATCAGGAAAAAATATTCGTTTCCATATTCCTAGTTTTATAAACATTCCTCTTGTAATGGTAGTTAAAAGGTTATTGTGGGTTATAAAAACATATTCAGGTACTTCTTCTATTTGTTTTTCACCAACTTTTAATACAGGGGATTCCGATTCTAAACTTGGATCACTTGATATTGGAGATAGGGCATCATCATCTTCATCAGCCTCATCATCTGTTCCATCTCCTCCATTCATTTGGTCAATTAATTCCGTAAATTTGTCATAATTTTCAACAGTTATATAGGTAATATAAAAAATAATAAATTGATATAACATTTCTGGTGAGTTTAGTATATCAAATGGATTAGGATTTTTATTATCCATTTTTTTCATGACAATTTCATATGAATCTAATAATAAACCAAACATATCACCATAAAAATTTACATACATAGATTTCTTTGCATCTTTCAAATCATTTATTATATATTTTAATGATGATTTTATAGCATTATTAGCTATTTCATTTTTGTCTTCAATTGTTTCTTCTCCTAATTCTTCTCCTAATTCTGTATATCCCAAATAAGTAACAATATATGTATTTAATGCTGAATGAAAATCTAAGAAGTCTGCATTCTTTTCAAATGCAGATATTATTTGTTCTATATTTAGACTTTTGATTACAGATGGAACAAATAATGTATCTTCAACATCATTAAATGCAATAGTTTTCGCAGGAGTATCTTTAATAATACCTTCTGCTACATCAACATCAACACCTATACCTAAATCTTCTTTACCTTGTTCTTGAAATAATAAAAGTTTTTCTTTTTCTTTTTCTTCATCAGATAATGTAATTAGTTGAGGTTGATCTTCATATTTGGCGGCTCCGCCTGCCATTGAGATAACTGCTTCATTAGAATTTAAATAGTTATAAAAATTTGTAAAATATGGTTCATTTTTAATAACATCCTCATATTGATCATCATTATACATACTAATATCTCTATGTCCACCAACAGGATATGCAATTATTTTAAATATTGTGTTTCCAATGGTTATTCCCAAAATTTCAAATAAACTTGGTGTATCAGGTTCTATTCTATTTATATTTCCTTTTATAACTCTGGCGTGCATTGAAGCTAAATTATAATCATGAATATAATCATGAACAAATAAACTTAAGCACATAACAATCATATCTTCTTCTCTCTCAAAATTTATAACATTTTTTGATATGCCTTCTTTTGGAAATTTTTGTTTATGTGTTAGTATAACTTCATGTATTGATGGAACTACTATTTCATTTTGCATTAAATTAATCATAATATAACTATATAAAATATATTATTATTATTATCTAAACAAAGATATTAATAATATATTTTTGATTAATACAATTTTTAATTTATTAATATAATATATATGTCATTACGAAAGTCTACAAGATTAAAAACAATTAAAGAAGAACCTAAAATATCTTTTACTTCTTCTTCTGATACTGTATCTAAATCAAAAAATAAAACTATGAGACGTTCTGTAAGAGCAAATCGTTTAAAAAAAAATACTGATGCACAGACTCCTATAGAACAAGAATCTCAATCTCGTAAACTTACAACAACAAAAAAAAACACTAAACGAATAACAAAACCTGTTAGTCCAAAAAAATTTTCATCTTCAGAAAAAGTACTAACACCTCCAACACCTGAAATTAGTTCAGCAATGCTTAAAAAGAAACCTTGGTTAAGCAATGAATTTCTTGTCTCTCTTATAGATCAACTTAAAAGTCCTTCAACTGAACCAAAAGAACATCCAAAAATGTTATCCTTAGTTGGACCAATGGCTGCTGGAAAAACCACTGTTAAACATCAACTACAGTTTAATGATGCCGTAAACTTGGATGTAGATGAAGTAAGGATTATTGCTACTAGAGAATTTGGAGAAAAAGCCAAAGGAATATTTGTAGATTTTGCAAAAATAATTCAACTACTTGGCGTGATGATTATAAATGATAAGTATGATTTTATTCTTGATACAACCGGTAAAATGAAAGAACCAATAAAATATGTTATGAAACAAGCCAAAGCAGCAGGTTATACTATTGATATTGCAATAGTTTATTCAACTAGAGAACTATGTGAAAAAAGAGCTCAACATCGTAATATAACATATACAGCTAGAGAACCTGTTCAACTACCTGTTGTTGGAAAAGTATATGATGAATTTAAGGATACCAAACGCGCTAAATCATATATAATGGGAATTAAAGATATAGTTAATATGACAGATAATTTATATTTATTTGATAATAGTCGTTGTACACCAGAAGCTGCTTTAATTATGGAAAAACATGGAAATAATATGATGGTTCATGAAGATTTTCCAGATTTTTATGGTGTGAGTGTGTCTCAATTATCACCCAAATTAGTTGCTCTTGGAAACAAAAAGACTAGTAAACATAGAAAAACAAGAAAACACTAAATATTCTTATAATGCTTGTAAACTAACAAATATTTTTTTATCATCAGTTTCATTTGATTTCATCTGTATAATTATATCTTTAACAGATGTTTTAATATCTTTAACAGTTGCTATACTTTCTAGCTTTTCCGTATTTAAACAATTATTTGATCTTTTTGAAGCCAATATTGCATTCTGTTCTTCAATAGAGAAATTAGACCAGCTAAATTTTGGATCTACTATTTCTTTATACATTTCTAAAATTTCATTGTGAGTTATTGTTCCTGGATTTGTTAGATTGACTGTTCCTACTTGACCTTTTAATGCCATTTCAATTAATACTGGCAGTAATTCATTTAAAACAGTCATTGAATTTGGAATTGAGCATATTTTATCATAATTTGTTATTTTAGTTATAAAATTACGCGGATTAATTTCATCTGTAATTGGCATTCGTATTCTAACATTGAGTGCTGTAGTATCAAACATAGTTTGCATTAATCTGTCTGTATATCCTTTTACAATTGAATAAGATGATCCGAAGAAATTTGGTTTATCACTTTCAACAAATCCCGAATCTAATTGGCCTAGTGGATGTGCATCATCGTAGTCAAAAATACACCCAGTTCCTAAATAAGTGAAATGAATGTTGCGTTTCTTGCAAATTTCAGCTAACACTAATGGTGAAAATAAATTGTCTCGCATATTTTCAACTAGTTTGCCCGGCTTCTCTAAGTAATCAATTGTGCCAATTGTTTGACCTTCATATGTTCCATGTGTTCGGCCAATAAAACTCATAATATGGGTTACTGCATTAGGAAAACTGTCTAATTCTTTTTCAACAGCGATTGTATCATCTGCTCTAGATTGAGCCTTATATACAGTTATTTGTTTATTAGAAGCAACTAACAAGTTGTATACTTTGGAACCGATCCAGCCATTTGCACCAAAAATTAAAATAACAGGGGTTACAGACATTATATAAGTATTTAAATTATTGTATTTAAATGATTATAATTAATAAATGTTTTTGGTTATTATGATCATGTATTATATCTTTTTGCTTTTTTTATACCTTTTCTCATTTAAAACGCCGAACATAACATAATTATAATTTATCCTTATTTTTTTTGCCCCAACTAATATATGTTATATTTTGTTTATAATTTATTCCATCATATATTTTTCTAAAATCGTGTGCATGAGTATTACATATACAAACTTTCTCTTTTTCGTCACAGAGATAATCTGTTTTTTTATAAATTTCTTTATCTTTGTGATTCAGATAAAATTCTGCCATATTATTAATTACACATTTTTTTTGAGGAGATTTTATAAAATAATCATCGTGAAACATTTTACTATTTATTAAAATAATATCTAACCAATCTACATCAATGACTTTATAGTTGGATCTTATATGTTTTATTTCATTATCATTTAATGATGTATAATGAGAATTATAATATTTTTCAGAATTATTTGCTGTTAAATTACCCATTATGTATAAAATTATATTATTTATTTAAGTTAGTTTATAATATACTAATTCAGAATTTTAAATGTGTAAAGGTGTAAAAATTTGGATCAACCTTTAAAAAGGTTGAAAAAGACAAACGGCGTTAAGAAACAACCTCGTAAGAGTAAGCACGCCTGTTGATTTTACATTTTTTAATTATTTTTTATGCCGTTTTTCTCTGCGTTTGAAATGTTAAAAGGTGTAAAAGAAAATAAATATGAATAAACTAAATAAATAAAGGGAGTGCTTAGTATGCACACCCTTTATTAAATATTAAAATAAAGTAATATCATACTTTTCTTTGATTTTTTCATTTAATATTTCTAATTGCTCTTGTAAATCATATTCTTCTGGTAATACCATTTTAACATTTAACCGTTTATCATCTATTCTTTTTTCAAATACCAAATGAGGTTTCTCTCTAGATATAACTAATGATACATGCTTGGGTAAATTGGAAACTTCTTTTTCTGGATAAATATCATTTTCTAGATCATCTACAACTTTGTTAGCTTGCAATAATTTTTCTTGAATAGTTATTTTACATGATTTTGTTGTAGACCAAGGTTTATTTAGTTTTGGATGTTTTTCTACTCTAAAATATTCACGCATCTGTGTTTTTTCTTTATCAGCATAATCTTTATAATAAACTACATATTTTTTTATCATTTCTTGAGTTATTCCATGTGGTAAATTTTGTGCATTATGTTTTCTTTCTCTTTTTGTGCCCGGTTTAATTCCTTTTGAATTTTGTTCTTGCTCCTTTCTTGTTGCAATTCTAAGATTTTCCCAAGTATTATTTAATGGGTCTTGATCTATATGATCTACGCTAACAGTTGAGGTTCCTTGACCATTTCCATAGCAACCTGTAATTATTTGATGAATATATAAATTGTCTGAGCACAATATATATCCATTTTGATGTTTATACCAAGTAATTTTATTTATATTATTGTCTTTTTCATATTCTGATATTTTATCTAATGATTTTTGAGATAATTTTATTATTGTATCTTTTTCACAATACATTAACCAATATTCCTTATCATTTTCCATAATTTTCCACATAGGATTTTTCATAATGTAAGCATCTATTCCTGTATCTATATAATGACCAAGTTTAAAATCAATAATATTGTATTTTTCTGATAATTTTTTATGAAATTTATGATGAATAATTATATTTTCTCTCCTTAAATCAAATTTATTATTATTTTTAAATATATATTCAATGTTTGAAGAGTCAAATTTAAATAAATATTCTAGGTAAGAAATTTTTTGATGATGTCGTAAATAATAAGGATAATCTTTAGCTTCTGGATAGTAATGAATAAAATTTCTGTCAAAATTTATGATGGAAAATAAATCTTTAAAATCCATTAAAACTGATTGATCATTAAAGCAAATAATTCCACAATTTAATTGTGCATCAAAATTATATGAAAGTTTGTAATTCATATTGTATATTATATAATATGAATGTCTTTAAGTTGTTTTTAAATGAAATATTATATTTCAGTTTACTTAATTGGAATATGCTAATCCACCCATGCCACTCATGATACGGAGCACGTTGTAGTTGGTAGCATAGACACGTACCTTAGCAGTCTTGGTGCCCTCAACTGTGGCGTTGGAAAGCACAAGCTGGAGGGTAGCATTATCTATACGAGAGAAGTTGCACGTACCGCTTGGTTGATGCTCTTCAGGGCGGAGAGCAAATGAGTACACATTGATACCCTCATCAGGGTTTCGTGTGTGAGACTGGTAGGGTTGCACCCAGCTGAAGTAAGATCCTTCACGCTCAGAGA